CCAGACTCTCTCTCTAAAACGTATAACTCACCTTTCTCAACCGATACCGACTGATTCGTTGCCAAAATGAACCAGACCGAACCGACTACATCTGAGGATGACCTAAAGGGCTTTTTGCTCCCCCGAATCCAAACGCCTGAACTGGATTTGCCGTCCAGGGGTGGGGATGTCGCTAACCTAGCTGCCCAAATCGGAGTACCTTTGCTCCCATGGCAAGATCATGTGATTACCCAAGCAGCGAGGGTGCGGCCTAATGGAAAATGGGCGCATAAAACAAACGGGGTCTTGGTTGCTCGACAAAATGGCAAAACCCACTTACTGCGAATGCGCATCCTTGCAGGGTTGTTCCTCTGGGATGAAAAACTCATACTCGCGACAGCTCAGAATCGAGATATTGCGCTCGAAACGTTCCGACTCGTTGCCGACACCATCGAGGACAATGGCTTTCTCGCTGATCAGGTCAAATACATTCGTAAAGCAAACGGTCAAGAGGAAATCACAACCAAGAGCGGAAACCGGTACAAGATTGTTGCTCCAAATAGCGGCGCGCGTGGCATGTCTGCGGATTTGGTCATTATTGATGAAGCCAGGGAGATGGTCAATACCGAGGCCTATGCTGCTTTGGTTTATACAACGATGGCCAGACCAAAAAGTCAGATTTGGCTTACATCTAATGCTGGAGATGCGTTTTCAACCGTACTCAATCGTTCTAGAGAGCAAGCCTACAAAGCCATTGCTGCCCCTGGTTCAGACGAAACTATTGGATGGTGGGAATACTCTGCACCAGATGGCGCCAAGATAGCTGACCCGACTTCTTGGCAATACAGTAATCCTGCACTTGGTTACACCATTGACATTGACGGCATCAAAGCTCGACTGAAAGACCCAGAATCCATCTTTCGCACAGAAGTATTGTGCCAATGGGTGGAAACGCTGCAAAACCCATTTCCAGAAGGCGCATGGGCTAGTTGTTTGGATCAAGAGATCAAATTGCCGGATGGCAGAGCTCAATACCTAGCAATAGACGTTTCACCGGATAGAAGGCATGCATCGCTTGTTGGTGCGACCCGCGTGGGCGATGAAATTGTGGTGGGACTGCTCCAAACCTGGGAATCTGATTCCAGCGTTGATGATTTAAAAATTGCAGCTGGTGTAAGCGATTGGGCGAGGAAATTCAACTCTCAGTGCATTGGGTACGATAAATACACGGCTTCTGGCATTGCAGCCCGTTTATCGGCTGCTGGCATCCCAACACAGGATTTAAGCGGCTCCGTGTTCTACCAAGCGTGTGATGAGCTTCTTTCGGCAATGTCCAGTTCTAGGTTAAAACATTCTGGCCAAGAAGTTCTTACAGCGCATATATACGCTTGCGCTCGGAAATCGGGAGCAGATGGCGGTTGGAGAATTGTTAGGCGGGATTCCAGTGGTTATGTCACTGCTGCCGTTGCTTTGGCCATGGTTACACATTTCGCAGTACGGCCTAATCAAGTTGCGGGAATCTTTGCCGTGTGATATGCGAAATGCGTAATTTAATGCTATTATGACAACTTATGGGTATTCGCGATTCTTTGCGGCTTGTCAAACAAGCTGAACTGCTGCCTTCCTACCAAGATGTTTATGCTCAGTTAGAGCCAAACGTCTATGGATCAACTTATGGCGTTGCAAGCCTCAACATTCCTTTCACCTGGATAACCCGCGATGAAGCGATGACTATTCCGGCAGTCGCGCGCGCGAGAAATATCGTCGCGGGTACTCTTTCCTCACTTCCGCTAGAACTTTACAACTCACGCGATGAGGAACTTGCCAAACCACGCTGGATGCGACAACCAGACCCAAATTCCGCTTATGGAACAATGATGGCCTGGACAATTGATGATTTGATTTTCAATGGCAATGCTTACTGGCAAATTATTGAAGTCTATAAAGAAGATGGCAGACCATCTGCATTCCGCTATATCAACTCCACACGGGTAACACCAGAATACAACGATAACTCCACAATGGTTGAAAGTTACCGTGTAGATAATACTCGCGTACCAAATAACGGCCTTGGCTCACTCATCACGTTCCAAGCGCTCGATGAAGGCGTATTAAAACGTGGAGCATCTACAATCAAGACTGCAATTGCATTAGAGCAAGCTGCTAAGCGTTCTGCTGAAGAACCAGTGCCAAATGGTGTTCTAAAGAATACCGGCATGGACTTGCCAGAGGATCAAGTAATGAATCTCTTGGCACGATTTAAGGCAGCACGAAACACTCGCGCTACTGCTTACATGACCAGCAATCTTGAATACCAACCGATGCAATTTGACAATACTCAATTGCAACTCGTGGAATCACGCAAAGCAATGCAGACCATGATTGCCCAGATGATGAACGTTCCAGCGTATTTGCTTGATGCTGAAACTGGCGGCTCATTGACTTACAACAACGCAGAAGGCCAGAAGCGTTACCTTGTTGATTTCTCGTTGCGTAACATCATCACAGTTTTGGAAAACCGCCTCAGCATGGATGACATCACCATCACTGGCCAGCATGTCCGATTTGACCTAGATGACTTTCTACGCGGCAATCCAACCGAGCGAGCAGCGTTCTATCGCGATGTCGTACCATTAGGGATTCTCACAGTGGATGAAGCACGTGAAATGGAAGATTTATCACCAGCACCAAGGAGCACACCAAATGGAGCTTAATTTCTCAGCGCCACAAGAACTCACAGCGAACGTGGCAAAGCGCACAATTACAGGATTGATTGCGCCGTATAATGAAGTTGGATTTACCAGCGCTGGTGAAGTTATCTTTAAAGATGGCGCATTTGGTAACATCCAGGCTTCAGCCGTAAAGCTATTAACGGATCATGAAATTTCCAAGCCAATTGGCAAAATGGTCAGCGCCGAATCAACACCTATGGGTGTAATTGCTACTTTCAAGCTCGGTTCTAGCACTCGCGCTACTGATGCGCTTATCGAGGCAAGCGAAGGATTAAAAGCCGGCTTGTCAGTAGGTGCTCGAATTACTGATTACGAAACCAACAAGCAAGGACAAATGATTGTCAGTGCTGCATCACTCAAAGAAGTTTCCCTCGTCACTGAACCTGCATTTGCAGAGGCGCGGGTCTTGGAAGTAGCGGCGAGCGCTACGCCAGAAGAAGAAGAAAAGGAAACCCCTATGTCTGAACCAACAAAGGATGAGGTTGTAGAGGCTGCACCAGCAGTTGAAGCATCCGCACCAGAGGTTGAGGCAGCGAAGCCTACAGTTGCGCTTGCCTACACCAAACCACGTCACGGAATTACCACTGGCGCTCAATACCTAGAGCACAAGATTAAGGCTGCACAAGGCAACTTAGAATCAGCTCAATGGGTAGCAGCTAGTGATGACACTAGCAATAATACGGGCCTCACTTTGGCACCCCACCTCAATGAGTTCATTACCACCACAATCGGTGGCCGTCCTTCCATTGATGCAATTTCGCGTGGAGCGCTTCCTGCAACGGGCCTCAGCTTCACCATTCCGAAATTGACCCAAGCCCCTTCAATTACGCAAGTGGCTGAGGGTGGGGATACCACTGCTGGCAACGAAATGACTTCAAGCTACATCACTGTTGATGTCAAGAAAGCAGCAAAGAGCGAAACTATCACTTATGAGCTCCTTGACCGATCAGGGCCGAGCTACCTAACTGAGCTCCTCTCTGAGATGCAGAAGGCTTATGCCAAGATTACTGATGAGAAGGTATTCACCGCATTCGTAACTGGTGGAACTGCTGCAACCGCTCAGGCTGCAACTGCTGATGGACTTCAAGCATTCGTAGCAACCGAGTCTGCTGCTGGTTATGCTGCATGTGGTGGATTTACTTCTAACCTTGTTGCTAACACATCTTGGTGGAGCACCATTATGGGAGCGCAAGATTCAAGCAAGCGCCCTCTCTATGTTGCTAACAACCCACAGAACAACCCAGGAACCGCATCAGCTACTTCAATTGTTGGTTCGGTACTCGGCACCAACTTGTACGTTGATCCGTTCATTGGCGCTGGCCTTGGTGATGATTCAATGTTCCTCATCAACCCAGAATCAATCACTTACTACGAGAGCCCAACCACACAACTTCAGGTTCAGGTTCTTGGAACTGGCGAAGTTACCATTGCACTTTATGGTTACTACGCAATTGCCGTGAAGAAGGCTGGCGGCATTCGTCGCTTCAACGTCTAAAAAATTCTAGACCGAGAGAGCTCAGCCCCTTCCTGGGCTCTCTCATCCGATAGGGAGCGATAATGGCCTTGGTAACTGTTGCACAGCTAAAGAGCACTATGGGGCTCGGCAGCTTATACAGTGATGCTGATTTGCAGAATATCTGCGACAGCGCTGAGGCTATTGTCTTGTCCTATTTGCCACACAACACTCAGTTAGTAATTGCAAAAGAAGCAACAGGCACCACTGGCACGATTTACACGCTAGACCCACATCACTTAGTAGTGGGCGAAACAATAAATGTGGAAAACGTAGGCGCTCATTACAATGGATCAGCAACTATTAGCGCCGTTACCACTTACTCGATTTCATTTGTTGATGCGCAATTGACTACTCAGACCAAACGCACAGTTGTGCCTTATGGCAAAGTTACTGGCCCAGAGAACAGCACTTGGGAAGATTACGATGCAATCAACATGGCGGCACTTCTTATTGCCGTAGATATTTTCCAGGCGAAAACAGCGCCTTCAGGTGGCGCTACGGCCATTGACTTTCAGCCTAGCCCCTACAAGATGGGCATGAGCCTTCTCAGCCGCGTAAAGGGACTCCTAGCGCCTTACATGGCCGTTGGGGGCATGATTGGATGAGTTGGACAACACTTAGAACTTCAGTTGCCTCAGCCGTTGCCGACACCGGCTCTCCAAGGACTTATCAAACATTTAGCTTTCCACCAAACGCGCCCATTGCTAATTCCGTTATTGTGGGTTGGGATGATCCTGCCGTAGAGATTACCAACAACCAAACCACGCTAGCACCACGGGCTAATCTACGGCTTACCTTTACAGTGCCAGCTTTGGATAACCAGTCTGGCCTTCTCAACTTAGAAAATATCATTCAGAGTTGCATTACCAAGATGAAAACAAACTTGCCTGATGCAACAATCCGCACAGTTTCCGCACCACAACTATTCTCCCTTCCGTCAGGGGATTTGATGAGCGCGGATGTATCAATTCAAATCATGACGAGTTGGAGCTAAAATGAAAGCACTGAAAGATTTCTCCATTGTTGGAAAAGGTTTTGGCAAGGGAGAAGAAATCAAAGAGCAGGATTTAATTGGCGCTGATGTTGATGCGTTAGTTGAAGCTGGCTATATTGAACTAGCAACCAAGAAAGCAAAGGATAAAGAATAATGGCAACATTTCTCGGTAATGGAGTCCAGTTCAAGGTTGGCACAACTGACCTCAGCGACTGGGTAAGCAGCATCACCATCTCGCAAGAATTCGATCAATTAGAAGTCACCGCAATGGGCGATGGTGGCCACAAGTATATTGCTGGCCTAGAGAACTCATCCATCAGCATTGACTTTAATGCAGACTTCGCAGCATCAGCAGTAAATCAGACCATCAATGGCGCAATCGCTGGCAATGGTCTTGTTGGCGCATCCGCTTCGCTCAAAGTAGTGCCTAAGTCTGGTGCAGTCGGAGCAGATAACCCACTCTACACATGCGATGTTCTCGTTACCCAATGGCCACAGGTCTATAACGTTGGCGAGCTTGCCACTGTTTCAGTTACCTGGCCAGTTTCCGGTAACATCACCAAAGCCATCACTGGCACGTTCTAACTGAATAACTGAAGGGGAAACCATGAAGCTAAAGATAACTCAAACGGATGGCACCACAACCAGTCATGCCATCACACCTGCGATTGAAGTTCAATTCGAGAAGTGGGCTGGCGGGGGATTCGCCAAGGTCTTACGGAACGAGGAGAAGCAAGAGCACATTTACTATTTGGCATGGTTGTGTCTGAAGAAGGTGCAATCAGTCAAAGCGTTTGAGGATGGCTTCTTGGACACCATTGATTTGGTGGAGTTGGACTTAGATGACCCAAATGGCTAACGCGCGACACTAGAACCTACGAGGTAGCAGTGATCGCGCTGGCCACGGGCATCAGCCCCAATGAGCTATTGAATATGGATTATTGGATGTATAAGGCTCTCAAAGGAGCGTTAGAGGAAAGGCACAAGAACAGTGGAAGCAATAAGGCTAGAAGGGGTTAAAGACCTCGAACAAGCCTTAAAACTGTTTGATGTAAATGCTTACAAGAATCTCAACAAAGCGGTAAATAAAGCTGCTGGAGTCATCCGCAAGAATGCCCGTGGATACATTCCGCAAGGAGTTCCTGCCGGTTTAAGTAATTGGGCTAAACCTGCCACCGGAGCCAAGATGAATGGCATAAATGCCAATAATGCAGGTCGCGTATTCCCTCGATGGGAAGCCGGTGAAATGCGTTCAGGTTTAAGAACTTACAAGAAGAAAATGGGTCGTACTCGCAATGGTTGGGGTCAAACTGTATTTGTAGAGCAAACATCACCAGCTGGCAACATTTACGAAAAGGCTGGCGTAGTAGCTACAAGTAGCCGACCTAATAAAAGCCGCAATCCCAATGCAAGCCAAGAATTTAAGCAGAAAATTCAAGAGTTTTATTTTGTCCGCAAAGGAACTGGTCGAGCATTGATCCGCGCTGGTATTGAAAACGCTGGCCAAGCAAAGAACGATATTGCCCGCGCACGCTATGAAGCGGAACAAAAATTGCAACAAGATTTTAACCGAGAGGCTGCAAAGCATGGCTAGATTTATCATCACGGGTGAATACAAAGATAAAGCCACAAAACTCGCTCGCAAAGACTTAAAAGGACTTACCAAAGATACACAAATTTTTGCTAAATATGCGAAAAAATATTATGCAATAGCTGCTGCTGCTGCAGTTTACTATGCCCAACGTGTAGGCCGCCAATCAGTAACGGCTGCCTTGGCCGATGAAAAAAGTCAAAGGCAATTAGCAAATACTTTGGTAGAAGTTGCGGGAGCAAATGATGTTGCCGTAATTTCAGCCGAAGCAAACATAGCTGCCATGAGCAAAATGTATGGCATTGCTGATGATCAACTACGACCAGCAATTGCTCAACTTGCCCGAATTACCGGAAATACCAATGAGGCATTCAATGGCTTAAATCTTGCTTTGTCGCTTAGTGTTGCTACTGGTAAAGACCTTGGCGCAGTCACCACGGCCATTGGCCGAGCTTACAACGGCAACCTGACATCATTGAAACGACTCAATCTCAGACTTGATGAAAACAAAGTCAAGAATAAAGACATTAATGGCATTATCAATGACTTGCGCAAAACTTACGGAGCTTTTGCTGCTAAAGAACTAAACACCACTGCAAATCAAATCAATCGCATCAAAGTAGCAGCTGGCGAAGCATCCGAAGTAATTGGAGTATCGCTCATCCAAGCCATTAGCAAATTGGTGGGCACTCAAAATGGAGTAAATAATTTATCAAAAGCATTTGAGGATATTGCCTTTTACATTTCTGATGTTGTGACAGGTGCCACAGAACTTATATCTATTTACAACAAGCTAAAAACTTCTATAAATTTGGCAGGTAGTGAAACAGCCAAGCAAAGCAAATATAACACTAGCATTTTAGGTCTTGTGCGATTGATTGGCAAAGAACAACGAGTCAATCAAACAATTCAAAAATCAATAACCAATCAAGTCATCAGCGCTCGTAACGCTGAAATGATGGCATTAAAGGCAAAGAAGGAATCAGTCAATGCTACTGTTGAAGGAACCAAGAAAACAGTGGATCAACTAATAGCAGAAGAAGCAGCTCGCAAAGCTGGCTTTAAGATTACCGAGGATATTGACTCCATCCAGACTGTTGCAGCCGCTAATCGCTTAAAGCAAATCAGCGAGGAAAAGAATCTTTACATCCAATCACTTGCAGAGAAGTTGGCAGCAGCGAAAACCAATGCAGATGCGGAAGCCTTGATTTGGGAAGCAGCCAGCAAAAGCTCCTATGAGCTTCTCCAATCGCTCTGGGCTAAAGGTTTCCAGGTTCCTTTGACCTATGTGGGCGGCACAGCCGTGGGCGGCTTTAATGCTTCAGTACCAAGCCCCATCTCCAACCTTGTGCCAGAGCAAGGCATTCCATCATTTGCCGGTGGCACAGCAGCAGCAAGTGGTGGATCACTAGCACTTGGTGGCCAAACCATCAATGTCACAGTCAATGCAGGTGCAATTGGTTCTGAAGAATTCCTAGTGGGAGAAATTGGCAACGCACTCACCAAATACACCAGACTTGGAAACACTACAGCGCCAGCAGGATTTATGTAATGGCAGCACCTACCCTCAAATGCCTCATCAACTTCAGCACTGGCGCATCCTTTGGCCAGGCTTTTATCATTGGTTCAGGCATCCTGGGTACAAACGTCTTGGCAGACAGCGCAGCAGTCATTGTTGATGTATCGGCTCAGATTCAAGCGGCACAAGTAAAGCGAGGCCGTAACCCTCTCACAGACGTATTCCAAACTGGCACCAGCACTATTCAGATTGCAGACCAGAATGGTGACTTTGACCCCAGCAACATGAGCTCACCATACGCGGGTCTATTACAGCCACTTCGCAAGATTCAACTCAGCGCTATTGATCCTGCCACTGGCCTAGAACACAACATGTTCTCCGGATATATTACCGGCTACCAATACACTCAGAGCCGAGATACCGGCCAGGTCAGTTACACCACCATTACAGCAGTGGATGGCTTCCAGCTTCTCAACTTGGGAACAGTCAGCACGGTTGCAGGAACTACAGCAGGGGAAACTACAGGCGACCGCATCACGGACATCCTTAACAGCGTTGGGTGGCCTTCTGGCATGCGTGATATTGACACTGGCAACACCACAGTCCAAGCAGACCCAGGCACCGTCAGAACGGCTCTCAGCGCCTTACAGACGGTCGCTACGACCGAGTACGGGGCTTTGTATATGAATGCCTCAGGTCAGGTGGTATTCCAGCAGCGCAGCTTTACTACTTCCAGCGTGTCTGGCACTCCCACAGTTTTTGCCGATGACGGGTCAGGGATTGCGTATTCGCAGCTTCAATGGGTTCTTAATGATGCTCAGATATTTAATGAGGCCAACGTAACGGCTACCGGCCTAGCCAAGCAGACTGCCAGCGATGCCACCAGCATCAACACCTACTTCAAGCATTCCTACAATGTCAGTGATCTATTGATGCAGACCACCGATGAAGCCATGAACTATGCCAAGGCTTATGTGGCCAGCCGTAAAGACACCAGCATCCGAGCAGATTCCATTACCTTAGATTTGACCACTGCCAACTACACCACTGGGGTCACGGCAGCACTTACCCTTGATTACTTTGACCCAGTAACTATTAAACAAACCCAACCAGGCGGCAATGTTCTCACCGAAACCTTCCAAATCTTTGGTGTTGCCCATGATGTTCGGCCTGGTCGCTGGACTACTACTTTTACCACCTTGGAGCCAATCATTGATGGCTTCATTGTCGGCAACGTCAATTTCGGTGTTTTGGGCACAAATGTCCTATCATATTAACCCTAAGGAGAAATAATGCCAACCTTTCCAGCTGCCACCGGTGATGTTCTTACCGCTGCCATGTATAACGGCTTAGTGTCGTACACACTCAATTCACAAAGCGGAGCAACCTACACGCTTGCTTCTACGGATCAATACCAAGTGTTGGTCATTACTACCAATGCCAGCACTAAGACAGTGAGCATTCCAACAGATGCAACATACGCATTTCCCAACGGAACAGCGATAACAATTCTTAACACAGGAGCAGGACTACTTACCATTAACGCGGTCACTTCCGGCACTACGACAGTAACCAGCGCGGGTGCAGTATCCGCAGCTCCAACAGTTGCACAATACAAAGCTGCCGTAGCGATTAAAACCGGCACTAATGCGTGGACAGTAGTGGGGTCAGTCGCTTAATGATTGGTGCATTAGTAGCGGGTATTACTGGATCAGGTGGGGCAAGCCTATCTAGTTATGAATCTATTGCTACTGCTACTGCTACAGGCGGGGAAACTTCTATCACCTTAAATATTGGTAGCGGGTCATTTAAGCATTTGCAAATTAGAGGCATTACGAGGGACACGCATACCTCTGGACTCGTTCGCTCTTTACATATGCGTTTTAATTCTGATACTGGTTCTAACTATGCTCGTCATTACCTTTCGGGTAATGGAACAGCAGCCAGCGCAGGAGGAACGGCAAGTAGTACGTTTATGAGTCTTTGGAGTTGTGCTCCAGATGACGGTTCTACTGCAAATATATTTGGAGCAATAGATGTAACAATTTTAGATTATGCCTCTACCTCTAAATATAAAACTTTAAGAGGTTTCACAGGTGCTGACCTCAATGGTTCTGGAAACGTAAACGTAGTTTCAGGCTTATGGATGAGCACAAGTGCAATAACTTCGATTCAGATTATTGCAGAGGCGGTCGCATTTAAGGCCGGTTCCAGTTTTGCCTTATACGGAATTAAGGAAGCATAATGCCAGCAGGAGCAACTTACGAGCCAATAGCGACTACTACTTTATCAGGAGCTTCGACCTGGACTTTTAGTTCGATACCTGGAACCTATACGGATTTAATAGCTATCGTGATGGTTACTTCTACAACCGGCAACTCCTTTCATTGGAGATTTAATGGGGATACCGGTAATTCTTATTCTTACACAGTTTTGGAGGGAAATGGCAGCGCTGCTTCTTCTGCACGATCAACTTCCGACACCAATATAAATATTTATAGCGGGGTGGGTACGGCTAATCCCTCAATGTTTAGAACGCATTTTATGTCTTACGGAGGTAGCACAAATAAAACCGTACTTTCTGAAGCCTCTAATGATAAAAACGGAACAGGTATCGTGAACAGATTGGTTGGATTGTGGCGCAATACTTCAGCCATAACCAGCATTACGGGAACTACTTTTGCGGGAACTTTGACGGGAACTGCCACCCTCTACGGAATAACGAGAGCCTAAATGCCTACACCTACTTATGTCGCTTTGGCTAAAACAGTTTTGACGGGAACAACAGGAACGGTAACTTTTAGTAGTATCCCGCAAACATACACGGATTTGCTTCTAGTGGGTTCTGCGCGTGACGCCGGTGCTTCTGCAAATGTAACTAGTATGGATATTCGTTTTGCTGGTATTACTTCCTCAGTTTATACAGACACGCAATTATACGCTTACAGCAGCACACCAGCTTCAACGCGCGTAACTTCTCAAAATACTTTGCTACAAGGTTTTGTTCCTAGAGATTCTGCAACTGCCAATACTTTTGGTTCTTTTGAGTTATACATACCTAACTACACAGGTTCTACCAATAAAGTCGGCTCAATGACTGCTGTTGCGGAAGCCAACAGTTCTACCAATATACAATGGGGAATAAGTTTAGACGCTGGCCTTATGTCCAATACGACTGCCGTGACTTCCATTAGCATTATTTTTGGAACTGGCGCAGTATCCGGCTCCCGCTTTGACCTATACGGCATTAAGAACTCATAAGGAGAAGATATGGCTAAACCAACCAAACTCATTGTGGACTGCTCTACCGGAGAGCAGACAGTGGTAGAACTTACTGACGAGGAAATCGAGCAGCTCGAAACGGATCGCGTAGCAGCGGAAGCGCAGCGAGCAGAGCAGGAAGCTGCGGAAGCGGCTAAGGCTGCCAAGCGTATGAGTGCAGCAGACAAGCTCCGCGCACTTGGTTTAGAAGAAGAAGAAGTAGCAGCATTACTATCCTAACTGGCGATTGCACCGATGAAGTGCTACCTGGTATGGATGAGTGGGAGTGGGATATAGATGGCAAGCAGTCAGAATGGTTGGCCAGCCTCGGCTAATGCTAAGTCCATTGGCGTTGAGTCATTCCTAGTTCCAGGTACAGAATTAAAGCTACGGGTTGCCAAGAAGGTTGCGCCAGTTCTTATCAACTTTGCTGCTGAGTTCAATGAGCTAGTGGAGAAGCTAGAAGGCAAGCAACTCGATGATTGGGGTTATTGCTACCGCCAAGTACGCGGGGCTACCGACATGCTCAGCAACCATGCAAGCGGAACTGCCATTGATCTCAATGCCACGAAACATCCGCTAGGCAAAGAGGGAACCTTCAAGCCAAAGCAGGTAGAAGCGCTGTTAGAACTTACCGATAAATATAAGCTCAGATGGGGTGGGCTGTATCGCAATCGCAAAGATGAAATGCACTTTGAGATTGTGGAATCACCCAAGGCAGTAAAGGCAACCATCGAGCGATTAGGACTAACACTATGAAGATAGACAGCAAGCAAATTCTTATGGGACTTACCGGCTTCCTTGTTACCTGGCAAGCCACCAATTTTGACCTTGACTACCGCGCAATCCTTTCCTCAATCGTAGCCATGGGACTATCGGGAGCGAACGGCAAGAAAACACAACCATGAAGCTAGGCGATTGGATTGCCGTCATCACAGTGGCATTTACAGCGCTAGGCGGCATGGCCATGTTAGTGCAGTTCTTGGTCAAGCATTACCTGGCAGAACTTAAACCCAATGGCGGCAGTTCCATGCGTGATGAACTTAAAGAGCTTTCCAAGCGTGTTGATGACGTGTACCGCATTCTGCTCAACAAAACGCTATCCTAAGAACCGCGAAAGGGGCTCACATGGAAGAACACGATGATCCAGACTTTATCCTCATGGCTGAGCCTCTATCGCCAATGCTTGCCAATGCACTTGAAGCTCATAGATTATTTACTACTTATCAGCGCGTAGGATTTACCAGAGCAGAAGCATTTGACATTGTGTTGAACCAGATTCCTGAATGGACTTTTCCAGGTCAGACCACCATCGAGCAAGACCCAGATGATGACGAGGATGATGACCTATGGGAAGATGTCCCAGACGAAATGACAGAGGATGACGACACAGACTACTAAGCGAATAGTAGTAATATCAGACCTTCAGATTCCATACCATCATCCGGCAGCAGTAGGGGCGCTCATTGGATTCGTTAAACGCATTAAGCCAGATGCTCTTGCATGTGTCGGAGATGAAGCAGACCTCCCAATGGTCAGCCGATGGGAAGATGGATACCGAGGCGAATACTCACCC